ACGCCGTCACTGATAGCTTATCAGTCTCTTTTGTTAATCTTTTCAATGGTTTACTACCCTAGCACAGCATAAAATGCACTTTAAAGTAGAGTAAAGCTGCTCGATGCAACCTAAAAGTGTGCTACTCAACCTAAAGTTGCCAGGGGAGGGGCGAGGGCCACCAGGGGGTTACCCCGTTATATATACATACCCTGCAACACACGGGGTTTTTCAAAAGAGTCGTACACAAAGACGTACACACAAGCTAATCTTAATCACGTTATGTTACAATTGTTACAATATAATCACTTTTTATTGCAGTTTGTACGAATAGGGATTGACATAGGGGGTAAAATGTGTAAAACTGCGTAGCAGTAGCAGCCCTAAGTTAAACATTAAAGTTAAAACAAAAGAAATATGAACCTAAGATAGTTAAACTTAGAGTTAAACTAACTAATATTAAACAAATATGTATTTAACTCTTGACATATAACTACTTATATGTTACTATCCTCTAGGTAACTACATAACGTATAACTATAAAGTTACTACTATAGCGTATTACGGAGAATATTTGTACATATATAGATAGTGTTACCTCTCCCTTGTGTATCCTCTCTCCTACACTCCCTGTATTTGTACATTTATCTCTGTAATACGTCTTTTATTGAAATAACTATTGACAATGCCAAAAAAACCAGTACAACTATATGCAAGTGAAACCGTATTAGAAGACTTTTACGAAGCTATAGCTGACAACAACCCTCGTTCTTTACAAAAAGTACATATACCTAAGTCGGATGTGTTCTATGTACGTGAAGCCATATATCAACGTACAGGTGAGCGCTACACGTTAGACCACGTTGAACGTGCAATGTACTTAGAGGGTCACTTACAGGCGCATGAAGTATTAGACCCCAAGAGAAAACGAGAGTATGGTTAAAGATCCTAGACTAGAACGTGCAGGTGTTAGTGGTTTTAACAAACCTAAGCGTACACCGAGTCACCCTACGAAGTCACACGTAGTTGTTGCTAAAGACGGCAACACTGTTAAGACTATTCGCTTTGGTCAGCAGGGTGTTAGTGGTGCAGGTAAGGCTCCTAAGACTGCTGCAGAGAAAGCCCGTAAGAAATCCTTTAAGGCTCGTCACGCTAAGAATATAGCTAAGGGTAAAACTAGTGCTGCGTACTGGGCTAACAAAACTAAGTGGTAGCTGTTATTGAAGAATAACAAGAAGCTACCTAAACGTAAGCGCCCCATACAGAAACTGAAGAAGATACGATATCTTCAGAAGAAAACAGCAGAGAAGGACAGGCATTGACTTTACTATCTTACTTTCCTTTACCTAGCTTTCCTTTTCAGACACACGATAACATAATCTTTGAGAAGGCAGACAAAGACAGGTCTAGTAGAAATAATGAAGAGTATAAGCCAGAGCAGCCTAACTTAGTTACACCTGATACACCTGTAGAAGACTTGAAGTTAGTCAATCAGATGTACGCCTATAGCCCTGACCCTAATAAGCTGCGTAAGCCTGACGGTCAGATAGTTAACTTTATTATAGCTTAACTTATATGCCGTACTTAACGAGTAGCATACCGTATTTCAAAGCGTGGGTACGCCGTGAATACACGAAGAACTTAGAGGATTATCATGGAGAGTTTCTGCACTGTATGGTCATCGGTGTTACTACAATGCCCAACAGAACGCTCAGCTTTCAGGTCATCTTCACAGGATGTGAATCAGACGCTGACGGAAGTGAAAACATCCACGGTGGGGCTATGTGGGCTAGGATGCCGCTCACTGCGTTGGTTGCGGACACACCTTTGGCTGAGTGGCCTGACGAGTTACCCCCGTACTTAGCTCAACCGTGGGACTGTATGTCTCACACACATAGTGTATATAAGTTAGAACGTGCAAGCCCAGCGCCGTGGATAGCTAAGGTAGACGGAGAGTTTTACCCAGCTAAGTACTACTTCACAGTAGACTACACGGATAACGAGGTAGCTGACGATCCAGCACAGCATAAGCAGAGTCACGTATTAGAATTACTTGATGCGGGTCCATATACAGGTAACATCGTTGCGTTACCCAATAATAGAGTGAGAGTAACTCACCCAGCGTGGTTTGAGACAGGCGAGGGAGCACCAGACTTCAAGCCTAACCAACACACGTATCACTCTAAGCAGGACGTAGATTACATATGGGATACGCAACGAGTGTTTAACAATCTGTATAACGAGGAAGAGTAACATGAAGATGAAGAAAAAAGGATACGCTGCAGGTGGGGCATTAAAGAAACCGGGTACTGCAGAAAAAGGTGTAAAGAAGTTACCTAAGACTGTACGTAACAAGATGGGCTACATGAAAGACGGTGGCAAAGTTAAGAAAAAAGGTTACGCTATGGGTGGACCTACAACGCCTATGGAAGGCGAACAGAGCCGCTACCGTACATCAGCTAGTCGTGCGCCTCAAGGTATGATGTCAGCCAGAGGTACGCCTTCTGCTATGGGTATGGCTAAAGGTGGTATGATGAAGAAGAAAGGTTACGCTAAGGGTGGTAAGGTTATGACTTACAACTTAGGTGGTATGGTAAAAGAGCAGCGTGATAACCGTAAGAAAAAGATGTAGTGTATGCATAGCGGCATTGCAAACTTGTCTGTAGTACGCTAACATAAAGTATGGTATAACTATCTCCACACGCACATAAGCAAAAGGAGATAGTGCAATGTTTAAACGTATATTAAAGCGGTTCCAAGAGAACCAACAACGCAGGGCAGACTACTGGATTCTAATGAATCTAAGTGACAAAGAACTGCATGATATGGGGATAAGTCGTGGCGAAGTCAGGCAAAAAGTCTACGGTTAATGCGGCGGGTAATTATACTAAGCCTACTATGCGTAAGCGCTTGGTTGCTTCCGTCAAAGCTGGCGGGAAAGGTGGAAAGCCCGGACAATGGAGCGCCAGGAAAGCCCAAATGGTTGCTAAGCAGTACAAAGCTAAGGGCGGGGGTTATAAGTAATGGCCCTCGCTAAATCACAGAAAAGTCTAAAGTCATGGACGAAACAGAAGTGGCGCACTAAGAGTGGCAAGCCTAGTGCTAAAACTGGTGAGCGGTATTTACCTACTTCGGCTATTAAGTCTCTTAGCGATAGTGAGTACGCCGCTACAACAAGAGCTAAACGAAAAGGCACTAAGGCAGGTAAGCAGCATGTGGCTCAACCTAAAAAAGTTGCAGCCAAGACCAAAGCCCACAGGAAGATAAAATGAAACGAAACCTTACAGAAAAACAAAGTAAGTTCTTAGAGGTTCTCTTTGAAGAGGCTAGTGGTGATGTTGTACTGGCTAAGAAACTTGCAGGGTACAACCCTGAATCATCTACCGCATCTATTGTAGAGGCTTTGAAAGATGAAATCTTTGATGCAACTAAAACATACATGTCAAGAGTTGGCCCAAAAGCTGCTGTGGCATACGCAAGCGCTTTGGATGATCCTACCCAGTTAGGTGTTAAGGAACGCATGGTAGCTGCAGGGCAGATCTTAGATCGTGCAGGTATCGTTAAAACTGAAAGGGTGGCAGTAGAGTCTACTGGCGGTTTGTTTATACTTCCACCTAAGAATACAGATGCTTCTGAGGCTACGTAAAGAGCGCCCACTACAGAGTGAGTACTGGATGTTACCCAAAGTACCTTTTAAGGTAAAGCTTTGGCAACGCATACCACGTACTAGCAACTATATACCTTTCGGCTATGAGGTTGACCCTGAAGATGAGGAATGGCTGAACCCTATACCTAAAGAGTTAGAACTGTTAGAGTTAGCTAAGAAGCACTTAAAGCAGTACTCTTTCAGACAAGTATCAGCATGGTTGACTACTCAGTCAGGTAAAAGCATAACTCACGATGGTCTGAAGAAGAGAGTAGATGTCGAAAGAAAAAGAAAGCGTCTTGCTGCAATTAAGCGCTACTATGCCAAGCGGCTCCAAAAAGCGTTACAACAAGTCGAAGCGCTTGAAAAAAACTACACAGGCTACTTCATCTACGAAGAAGAAGAAGGAACCGACAGTAGCGACACCCAGCCCAGCGCAGGTCAAGCCACCTGAGTATGAGGTAGAGGAAGCACAGAACATTGTCTTTAGGCCAAACCCTGGACCTCAGACGCAGTATCTAGCTTCTAGTGAACGTGAAGTACTTTATGGTGGAGCAGCGGGTGGTGGTAAGAGTTACGCTACACTAGCTGACCCTCTACGTAATATGAACAGTCCAGACTTTAGCGGTCTACTTGTACGTCATACTACTGAGGAACTTAGGGAACTTATACAGAAATCTCAGGAGTTGTACCCTAAGGCTATACCGGGTATTAAGTGGTCTGAGCGTAAGAGCCAATGGACTACACCAAGAGGCGGCACATTATGGATGTCGTACTTGGACAGAGACACAGACGTTATGCGCTATCAAGGACAGGCGTTTAACTATGTAGCGTTTGACGAACTGACGCAGTGGTCCTCTAGTTTTGCTTGGGACTATATGAGGTCAAGATTACGTAGTGCAAACAAAGACTTAGGTTTGTACATGCGAGCTACTACAAACCCAGGTGGTATCGGACATGCTTGGGTTAAGAAGATGTTCATTGATCCATCGGCTCCAAATACGCCTTTTTGGGCAACGAACATAGAGACTGGTGAGGTATTACGCTTCCCGTCAGGGCATAGTAAAGCTGGTGAACCCCTGTTTAAAAGAAGGTTTATACCTGCCAGCCTCTTTGACAACCCGTATCTAGCGGAGAGTGGTGACTATGAAGCAATGCTTCTATCACTACCTGATCATCAACGTAAGCAACTACTAGAAGGTAATTGGGATGTTAACGAAGGCGCAGCCTTTCCTGAGTGGAACAGAGCCGTACATGTCGTGGAGCCTTTTAAAATTCCCGCAAGTTGGACTAAGTTTAGAGCTTGCGACTACGGCTACGGAAGTTTCACAGGCGTTGTCTGGTTTGCTGTATCACCCAATGAACAGCTTGTTGTTTACAGAGAGTTATATTGTTCTAAAGTTACAGCTACTGATTTAGCGGATATAATACTTGAAGCAGAAAGCGGTGATGGAAGTATAAGGTACGGCGTGTTGGATAGCTCCCTGTGGCACAAACGAGGTGACACTGGCCCTTCCTTGGCTGAGCAAATGAACCAAAAGGGATGTAGGTGGAGGCCTTCAGACCGTTCTCGTGGCTCAAGGGTTGCAGGTAAAAACGAGCTTCACCGCCGCTTACAGGTTGATGAGTATACTCAGGAGCCAAGGCTGGTGTTCTTTTCAACTTGTACTAATTCTATAGCTCAACTACCTTCTATTCCTTTGGACAAAAAAAACCCAGAGGACGTAGATACAAATGCAGAAGATCACTTGTACGATGCAATTAGATATGGTATAATGACAAGACCAAGAAGTTCTTTGTGGGACTACAATCCTGCTTCACATAGATCTGGCTTTCAAGCTGCAGATTCAACCTTTGGATACTAAAACATATGGAACAAGACGATTTATTTGAAACAGATGATGTAGCTGTTATACAGGACGGTGAAGATTTAGATGCACCTAGCGTAGTATCTTATGTAGAGTCTCGCTTCAAACGTGCAGAGGATGCACGATATACAGATGAAAGTAGATGGTTACGTGCTTATCGTAACTACAGAGGTTTGTACGGTAGTGATGTACAATTCACAGAAACTGAGAAGTCTCGTGTATTCGTTAAAGTAACCAAGACTAAAACTTTAGCTGCTTACGGTCAGATTGTAGATGTACTCTTTGGTAGCTCACGGTTTCCCCTGACAGTCAACCCTACAACATTACCTGAGGGTGTGGCTGAAGCTATGCACATCAGTATAAACCCACAGGCTGAGCAAGCTGTTGATCCGTTGAGGTCTGCTTTTGAGGGAGAGCCTAAGGTCAGCTTCTTGTTTGACCCTGATGAAAAGCTCAAGCCCGGTGAGACTATGTATGACCGTATGAAACTCATGGGTCCACTAAAGAATAAACTTGATGTTGTAGGCGAAAAGATTGTAGAAGGTCCGGGTACAACTCAAGATACAGTTACATTCCATCCTGCTATGGTAGCAGCTAAGAAGATGGAAAAGAAAATACATGATCAGTTAGAAGAGAGCGGGGCTAATAAACAGCTTCGCCATACTGCTTTTGAGATGGCACTATTTGGTACGGGTATTATGAAAGGCCCGTTTGCTATAGATAAAGAGTATCCTAATTGGGACGAAGAGACAGGTGATTATGATCCTGTTATCAAAACTGTACCATCAACAAGCCATGTATCTATATGGAACTTTTATCCTGATCCAGATGCGTACAACATGGATGAGGCTGAGTATGTAGTAGAGCGTCATCGTATGACACGCTCACAGATGCGTAGCTTGAAGTCACGGCCTTTTTTCCGTACTGAATCTATTGACAATGCTATTTCAGCAGGTGAGTCTTATGATAAGAAGTACTGGGAGCAGGACATGGAAGATGACAGTGTGAGTAGCACTGCACCTGAACGATATGAAGTACTAGAGTTTTGGGGTTATGTAGACACAGATATACTAGAAGAGAATGGTGTACGTGTTCCTCGTGAGTTAAAAGACGCCGAACAACTAAGTGTAAATGTATGGGTTTGTAACGGAGAAGTATTACGTTTAGTACTCAACCCATTCAAACCTGCACGTATTCCTTACTATGCTGTACCATATGAGTTAAATCCGTATAGCTTCTTTGGTGTAGGTATTGCAGAGAATATGGATGACACTCAGACGCTTATGAATGGCTTCATGCGGATGGCGATAGACAATGCTGCCCTTTCGGGTAATCTTATCATTGAGGTTGACGAAACAAATTTAGTGCCGGGTCAGGACTTATCTGTGTACCCCGGTAAGGTGTTTCGTAGACAAGGGGGTGCTCCGGGTCAAGGCATTTTTGGAACCAAGTTTCCCAACGTTGCTGGCGAAAACATGCAACTCTTTGATAAGGCAAGGGTGTTAGCTGATGAGAGTACAGGTTTCCCAAGTTTTGCACACGGTCAGACAGGTGTATCAGGAGTGGGGCGAACTGCTTCTGGCATTTCTATGCTTATGTCTGCAGCTAATGGTAGTATACGAAATGTTGTCAAGAATGTCGATGACTATTTGATTGCTCCACTAGGACGTGCCTTCTTTGGTTTTAACATGCAGTTTGACTTTGATAAAGAAATTAAGGGTGACTTAGAGGTTAAGGCGTCAGGTACAGAAAGTTTGATGGCTAACGAGGTACGCTCGCAACGCTTGATGCAATTCATGGGTGTAGCATCTAATCCTGCCCTCATGCCCTTCGTCAAGAGTGACTACATCATTCGTGAGATTGCCAAGTCTATGGACCTTGATCCTGACAAGGTAACGAACTCGCTGAGTGATGCAGCTATTCAGGCTGAGATCCTCAAGAAGTTCACACAGCCTCCAGAGGCTCCTGTAGGGCCAGAAGGTGCAGTTCAGGGGCCACCCCAGCCCAGCGCACCGGGAGCCGCTCCTGAGCAAGCTGGAGTAGCTGTCAGCGATACTACAGGTGCAGGTGGTGGTAACATTGGTACAGGTACAGCGCCAGTGCCGGGTGAGCAAGGGTTTACTGGTACATGAGCATTAAGAAGTTTGTGAACGATAAGCCTCTATGGGATTCTTTTGTAGAGGTACTAGATGTCAAGATAAGCTCTGCCCAGCGCAGGTTAGAACAAGAGAGTACTATTGAAGGCGTTTATCGTATTCAAGGTGAGATTGCAGCATTGCGTAAGTTAGCTTATTTAAGGGATGAAGTGAATGGCCCAAACAGATGAAGCATTAGGATGGGCAGCAGAGTCTGCTAAAGCTGTAGAGAATGCTCCTGATATTAATACAGGTATAACATTTAAAGATGCTGCTACCTTTGTTGCTTCAGCTACACCTATTATTGGTGACGCTATGGCAGCTAAAGAAGTATATGATGAGCTACAAAAAGATGACCCTAATTACTACTTAGCTGGTGCGCTGGGCGGTGCTGCAGTTATAGGTCTTGTACCGGGATTAGGTGACGCTGCAGCTAACGCTATTAGAGCAGGTGCTAGAAAAGCTATAGATGTAGGTAAGCGTATTGAGGTTGATCCTAATACTGTAGGGTCACTAGGCGGTAATATTAAGTTAAAGCCACCTGTAGAAGAAGCTACACCACAAGTATCTAATATTGACTACCAGAAGAAGATGGCTGAGTTTGATACAAATGAAACCGCTGATGATTGGCAGACTACAGTTGGTAACTATGTAACTGAGTCACGAGATGTTAGTCCTACTATTCGCACACCTGATCTAGAAGCATCAGCAAAAGATTTACTTGACGGTAAGATTACTAGAGAACAACATTTAGAGAACATAGATAAGTACAAACCTGTAGAGGCATGGGATGCATTACCTAGAGAACCCTCTAGTAAAGCTACAGTATTTTCTTTAAATACAGCACAAAGAAAAGATGGTAATTTTGTTTTACCTGATAAAGCTATTAAGAATTTAAATGTAAAAAAAGCTAATCTTAAAGTAGGGGATAGGTTTTTAGGTAGACTAGATATACCTGCATATAAAGCTTTTGATACTTGGATTATTGCAGGTAAATCCCCAAAAGGGGATGCAGGTACTACTTATGCAAAAGCAATTCATTATGAAGGATCAGACGGTAAACCTGTTATATTTAGAGCATCTCAAGGTAAAGGTGAGAAAATAGGTATGGGTAAAGCAGATCCTGCTTATACAAAAGCTACCCATGAAAAGACAGGATATGCTACAGTAGATGGTGTTGTAAAAGATTTAGACGTAGAAGAGATACGTGATAAAGCAGCTAAGTTCTTAGAAGATCCTGAGTGGACACAGGTAGGGTTTGACCCTCGTAGACAGGGCGGCTTTTACGTAAGATCAGGTGAAAATAAACACGTACCTATACGTGAAGCTGATGAAGTAATACAGATAGGTCCATTAGTTTTAGCTAAGAATGCTAAGCTTGACATGGAACACACAGGATACAATGAAGGTGGAGTCGTAGATAGTATGGATAAAGAAATGAACGACATGCTGCTTAAAGAGCAAGTAGACCCTGTAAGTGGTAACACTGCTCCTGTAGGTGCTTTACCTTCTGAGGTACGTGATGATATTGACATTCGTGTCAGTGAAGGTGAGTTTGTAGTAAATGCACAAACGGTTAGATACTTTGGAGAGGAATTTTTTAATGAGTTACAAGAAGCTGCTGAACAAGGTTTTGAACGGATTAAAGAAGGTGATGAGTTACCTTTCAGAGATGATGAACTGGATGTTGATGAAACTGAGGATCAGGAAGTAGAACCAGAAGGCTTTGCCTATGGCGGTGCTGTAAAGGGCTACGCTGAAGGTGACAGAGTAGTCCCTGAAGCTGTAGGTGGTGGCTATGGTGCTTACGGTGGTACAGGTGCTACATTTAGTGGCTTTCAATCTAAGTCTTTTATTAATGATGAGACAGGACAAAAGATGCTTGTCTTTTTCTTTAATGGTAGGCCTTTAAAAAGAATACCTTCTGGTTTTCGTGAGATGGGCGCAACTCCTGTAGAGGAACAAGCAGCGGTACAAACACAAGCAGAGAGTGTGTCTAGGGATGACGGTAATGAATATGCTGAAGGTGTACTAGAAGAAATAAAAGAAAGTGGTAGTGATTGGAGAACTAAAGACCCCTCTAACTATAGTATTAATGATTTTGCTAAATATGCGGATAGCTATAAAGGTAAGGAAAACCCTCTGGAATTAGACACTACAGAAAAACTTATTACTAATATTATAGGCGGTCCTATAGGCCTATTACAAAATTTATCTGGTGGAGAGAATGCGGTAGAATCTCTTATTAAAAAACAAAAAACGGATCATGCAAAAAAAGTAAATACAGCAGTAAATAATATATTAAGGACAGGTGAAATAGACAACACTCCTATAACAGGGGGTGATAACAATATTTTATTTGGCGCTCAATTTGAGGCTAATAGAATTGATGCTACTGCTAATCCCTTTGGTCAGACCGTAGGCACACCCTTGGATGAACAGTCGTACTTTAAAAGCGATACCCCAGAATCAATTAGATATACTGTTACACCTGGTTACGATACTAAAGTTTACGGTGCTTCAAACTTTGGGATTTCTGGAACAGAGATTAAAGTTCCAGAAGACATTACAAAGTCAAAAGAATCTGACATACTTAAAGAACAGACTATTACTGCTATGAGTGATATAGATCTTGCTAAACTAGCTACCCCTCTTGGTTTTGATATGGATGGTGACGGAGAGTCTGATTTATTTGCACCAGAAGAAGAAGAAGTAAAACCTGTTAAACAGGGTAAGTACGATCCTACATCAACGTCAGCAGCAGGAGGCTATACTAATAATACACTAACCAAAAAAGAACAGGATGCTTTTGACCATGCTGTAGACAGTGATAATTCTGCTTCTGCAAATCACTACGTAGCTATAAACAGATTACGAAATAAACAAGATACATACGCTGCAGGAAATATGACTCGTGCAGAAGGTGCTGCTATGGGTCTTTCTTCTAATGACATGGATCAGGCAGATAAGTATGGTGGCAGTGTTAAAACAGCTATCGCAACAGGTACTGCAGTTAATCAAGGTATAGGTAAACCCGCCAGAGTAGTAACAGATGATTCACCTGCAGGTTCTGATGAGGGAGATAAAGATGCTGATAGTTGCGTAATCGCTACTCATGGTATTTCTACGGGTGGTTTTAGTTTCATGGATAAAGCTAAAGCTGAACTCTGGTGTGAACGAACATATCATGGTAAGTGGTATGGTGAGGCATTCAGACGTGGTTACCGTCATGCAGGTAATAAAGCAATAGAAAAAGGTAAAGCAGCAGACCACTACAAAGAGTTTAAAGATTTTGTGTCCTATGGTAGAGGACTCAAGAAAGGCTTGAAGCCAGCAATAAACTACTACTTACGTACAACCCAGTTTTTCTTGACAGGTTTGTTTGTAAAATAACTATAAGGCTACCCAGCTTCGGCTGGCCCCAACATAAAGGAAACAACTATGCCTGAACTAGCAGAAGTAGAAACTAAAAAGACAGCAGGTCTTGTAAACCCAAATAGACCCACCCCTCTAGAAGATAAGATTAAGAAAGAGGAAGAAGAGCTAGAAGCTTTAATGAAATCTCGCACTGAAGAAGTCGAGCAAAAAGTAGAAGAACCAGAAGCTAAGCCTGAGAAAGAAGAACTATCAGGTGAAGAGCGTACATATAAGAAACGCTACAGTGATTTACGCATCCATCTTAACAAGCAAGCAGAAGAGTTAAAAGAACTCAAATCACAGCTTGAGAATGCTCAGAAGACAGGCAAGGTACGTGCTCCTACTTCAGATGAAAGCATTGATGCCTGGGCTAAGAAGTACCCTGAGATTGCTGGCATTGTAGAAACAATTGCTGAAAAGAAAGCTCAAGAAAAGTTTAAGTATGCTGATGAACGTCTGCAGCAGATTGACAAGATCAACGCAGATGCCCAGCGCACCAAAGCAGAGAATGAAATCCGTGCTATGCATGGAGATTTTGATGATCTACGTGGGAGTGATGCCTTCCATGATTGGGCAGCAGAACAACCTAAGTGGGTGCAGGATGCACTCTATGAGAATCAAGACGATCCACAATCAGTGATCCGTGTTATTGATCTATTCAAAGTAGATAAAGGTATGGACACTAAAGGAAGACGGCAAAACTCTAAGGATGCTGCTTCTCAAGTAAGAACTAAACGTACCACTAAACCAGACAATGACAATCCTGCAGGACATTTGCGTGAGTCTGAAGTTCAACGCATGAGTACACAAGAGTACGAAAGCAAGTCAGACGAAATCATGGAAGCTATCCGTAGCGGTAAGTTTATTTATGATGTTTCTGGTGGAGCACGTTAATTAAGTATTGACAATACACAAACGATATGTTATAACTGTGTATGTTAACAAAAGCATAAGTATGCCCTGATAGACGTTTCAGCTACCCTGCTTATGCTTTTACCCCTAAGCGAAGACAAATAAGTTAAGACCTACCTGATCAAGTATAGGCCCGTCTTACATATTACAAGGCCATGTGTATGTGAGTCGCACCCTAAAAAGATTAGCCTCTTACCTGATGTTAATGCTTATAACTTTAATAAGCCTAACTATCTATGGAGGATTATATCATGGCTTTCGCAACAGCGTCAGGATATGGTAATCTACCCAACGGTAACTTTAGCCCAGTAATCTACAGTAAACAGGTACAACTTGCTTTTCGCAAGGCCTCAATTGTAGAAGCAATCACTAACTCTGATTATTTTGGAGAGATTGCTAACATGGGTGATTCCGTTAAGATTATCAAAGAACCTGAAATCACAGTGAAGTCGTATGCCCGTGGCACGACTATCACACCACAAGACCTTGACGATGAGGAATTTTCATTAAACGTTGACAAAGCGAACTATTTTGCTTTTAAGGTTGACGATATTGAGGAAAGTCACTCCCACGTCAATTTTCAAAGCCTTGCAAGTGACCGTGCAGCTTATCGTTTGGCTGACCAGTTTGACCAAGATGTTCTTGGTTATATGGCTGGCTTCAAGCAATCAGCTATTCACGGCAAACCCAATGCTGCGAACACAACTGTAAACGGCACTAAAGCTGTTTCAACTGCTGGTTCTGACGAACTGTTAACAAGCATGAAGCTAGACGCTTCTGACTTTAACAGTGGTTCAGCAGGTAACTCAATCGTAGTTAAGCCCCGTACAGGTGCTGACGCATTGAACACTACCACAGCTAACGCTACACCTATGCAAGTTATCGCACGGATGTCACGTAAGCTGGATCAACAAAACGTTGACACTAACGGAAGATGGCTGGTTTTAGACCCGGTATTCGCAGAGTTGCTTAAAGACGAAGATTCACGTCTTTTGAATGCTGACTTCGGTGGATCAGGGTTGCAGAATGGCTTGATCTTCAACAACATTCACGGCTTCAAAGTCTATATGTCTAACAACCTTCCTGAAGTAGGTAACGGTCCAACCTCTACCACATCTACAGGTTCTGCTCACTACGGTGTGTTGGTTGCTGGTCATTCGTCTGCAGCAGCAACTGCTGAGCAGATTAACAAGACTGAGACTTACCGTGATCCAGATTCATTTGCTGACATTGTACGTGGTATGCACCTTTACGGGCGCAAAATTCTACGTCCAGAAGCGTTGGTTAATGCAATCTACACATCTGGTCTATAAGGGGGGAATGAGATATGGCACTTGGTGATAATACTCTTGCTTCCGCTCGTGGCGTTTCGCAGCGAGGACGCAACCCTTACATGGTTCAAACTACCTTAAACTTAGCAACTGCTTTGTCTGACAAAGGTTCTGCTCTTGCAGCATCTGATGTCATCCCAGTAATTGCTGTTAAAAAAGGTACTATGGTTCTGAACGCAGGTATTGAAGTTGATACTGCATCTGATGGTTCTACTTTTACAGTAGACTTAGGTATGGTTGATGCAGATGTATTTGTTGATGGATTTGATGCTACATCTGCAGCAGCAGTAGTCGCACAGAACCCTGCAGCATACCAGCCTGTAATGGCTGTTGCTGATGACAACATTGATGTAACTATTGCTACACTTTCAGGTGGAGCAGTTAGTTCAGGTAAGCTACGTGTATGGGCTGTCCTTATGGATTGCACAGACATAGGTGATCTGTCTGCTAATGAAGTAGATCGTGATACACTTGCGTAACTAAACTTTAGGGGCTGCTTTCGGGTGGCCCCTTTAGTCTATCTAGGAGATAGATAATGGCTGGTATTAACTTTAGGACAGATAGTGCATTTGCTGCAGTTACAGGTAACTCTGCTAGTACCACTAGTAATCCTAATAACGCCACACTTTTATTTACTTGCCCCACAAGCCATGAAGCTGAAATAGTTTTTCTTATGGTGGCAAACGAAGATAACTCAACATCTAATATTGGTATTCAAGTATACCACGCAGATAACAACACTTATCATTTTCTTGTAGGTGAAGAAGCTATAGCAGGTAATAACCATACACAATTTATTGGTGGCGGACCTTTGTTTTTACATGCAGGTGATAAAGTATTAGTGTTTAGGCACACTTCTTCACAGAACTTTGATGCTACACTTTCTGCTAGATTATACTTTACACCTGCTAAAAGGTTATAAAAGTGAGTACTTTTTTAAATATAACTAACGAACTCTTACGTCGATTGAATGAAGTTCAAATTGACCAAGCAGCCTTTCCTAACGTTAAGAACGTTCAGGCGCTGGCTAAGGATGCTATTAACTCATCTATCCGTCAGATGCTTCAAGATGCTCAAGAGTGGCCTTTTACTTTAGTTACCTATGAGCAGACATTATCAGCAGGTACTAATACTTATGATTTTCCTGCTGATTATTCTAAGGCAGACTGGGATACTTTTTATATTAAACAGCTTACTTCTGAAAACAACACACCACAAAAACTTGAATTGATTACATACGATCAATACTTATCAAATTATAGATCTATAGAAGATACTAGTGGCGAAGGTGGGAGAACGAACCCTCGACATGTGTATATGACACAAAATACAAAGTTTGGTGTTACTCCAGTTCCTGATGCTGCTTATGTAGTAGAGTATAGATATTGGAAATATCCAGCAGATCTTATTCTTTATAGCGATACCCCTCTTATACCTTATCGTTTTAAGCACGTTATTATAGATGGCGCTATGATGTACATGATGATGTTTAGATCTAATGAACAGAGTGCATCTTTACATAGTCAGAAATTTGAGGATGGCATTAAGATGATGCGTAGGCTTGTTGTTGATCAACCCGTAAATGTATCTTCTACTGTAATACAAAGGTCTTCCTATAACACTATATCTGATAGAGTATAAGTATGGCTGACGCTTTACAAACATATGTCTCTGTTTGTGCAGGGGGTCTTGTTACTAACGTTGACCCACTTACTCAAAGTAATTCTTTGTCAGGCAGCGCAGTACGTCTAATTAACATGGAGCCATCTCTAGAAGGTGGTTACAGACGCATAAGCGGTTACGCAAACTCTTATGGTACACTTCCCGGTACTGGTAAAGTTTTAGGTCTTAATGTAAACGGTGAAATAAATCAAGGAATACTTGGTTGTAGAAAACCGTCCTCTGGAAATAACTACTTACATTGGTATAACCACTACTACGATGTAGCACTAGGATCAGGGCAAGGCTCTGGTTTTTCTGTAGGTGAAACAGTAACAGGTGTAGTTAGTTCAGGTGATGCCACTGCAGTAGCAGCAACAGGTACTGTAATATCTAGAACTTCTAATGCCCTTGTAATAAACTTTGGTAAATTGCCTAGTAATATTTTTGCTACAGGTAATGTACTTACAGGTGGTACATCTACTGCAACAGGTACAGTAGCAAGTACACCTACAGTCAAGGGTTGGCAAGCAGTATCATCCGCAGGTAGTCCTACTATGACAGGGGTTGACGTTGTAAGGTTTGAGCGTTATAATTGGACTGAAGAAGTCCTGTTACTAACAGACGGTATTAACCCTGCTGCTAAATATAACGGTACTACTTACACACAGATTACACATACTAATGCTCCAAACAATCCACAGTTTGCTAGTGCCTTTGCAAATCATCTTTGGTTAGCTGGAGATCCTGACGAACCATTTAATATTTACTTTTCATCTCCTAATGCTGATACAGACTTTGATCCAGCAAACGGGGCTGGTGTTATCAACATAGGCTTTACTGTAACTCAGCTAAAAGCCTTTCGTAATCAGCTTTATGTATTTGGTCAGAATCAGATTAAACGTATTGTTGGAGACAACTACTCTAACTTTAGTGTAGAAAATGTTACTAATGACTTGGGTTGTGTTGCTCCTGATACTGTAGTAGAATTTGGTGGTGACATTATCTTTCTTGGACCCGATGGTGTTAGACCTATTTCTGGAACTTCTCGCATTGGTGACGTTGAGCTTGAAACAGTATCTCGTGAAATACAAAAGACCTTTGAGAACTACACAGCTAACGAAGATGTTACAAAACTAAAAGCCCTAGTTATTCGTAGGAAGTCACAGTTTAGATTATTCTTTGAAGCTAATACTTCTTTGTCGTTACTGGCTGCTATTCGTAAAAGTTCTTCAGCACAGTCTACATTTGAATATAGTCAGCTTGTGGGCATTGAAGCAACAGCAGTAGCTAGTGGGTATGTAGGGCAGTTTGAGTTTGTACTGCATGGAGATACTACAGGTAAAGTATTTAAACAAGAAGAAGGTAACTCTTTTGGTGGGTCTGACGTACTAAGTGTTTATCAAACTCCATTTTATTTTATGGGTGATCCAGAGTTACGTAAGATATTTTATAGAGTTAAAACGTTTCTTAAATCAGAGGGTGCAACTTCAATATCTGTAGGCATAGAGTATAACTTTGGTGACTCAGAGATTGCCACACCAGCAAACTTTGATTTAAGTACAGCAGGTGCAGCATCTTTCTTTGACGCAAGTTCAACTCTTTACGATGAAACAGATGTTTATGACGGAAACCCTACACCAATTAGAACTACTAATATAAGTGGGTCAGGCGATTCTATATCAATAGCATACGTTACTAACGGTACAAACCCCAGCCATACCATACAGGCTGTTTCTATATTGTATGGTGCAGGGGATAGGAGATAAAAAGTGGCAGGATATACAAGACAATCTTCAGCAGATATTATTGCAACGGCTGTTGTTCGTGCTAACCCGCTGAACGTAGAGTATAATGCATTACGAGATGCATTTAACGCAAGCACAGGACACAAGCATGATGGTACTGCAGCAGAGGGTGCATATGTACCACTGATTGCAGACTCAGATGCTTTAAACAAAGTAGTTATTGACACATCAAACAATCGTGTTGGTGTATTCGTAGAGGTATCTAGTGCTGCTGTAGAGCAAATACGTATTCAAGATGGTGCAGTTGTTCCTGTTACTAACAACGACATTGACCTTGGTACATCTAGTTTACAGTTTAAAGATTTATTTATTGATGGTACAGCTACAGTAGATGCACTGCAAGTAGATGCTAATGCTGTTGTTACAGGTAATTTTACAGTAAACGGTAATGCTACTCTGGGTAATGCTGCTAGTGACACTGTTACTATTACTGCTGACGTTGCTTCTCCACTACTACCTTCTGCTGATGACACGTATGACTTAGGTGCTGTAGGCTCTGAGTGGCGTAACTTGTACATTGACGGTACAGCTAACATTGATGCTCTCGTAGCGGATACTGCAGACATTAATGGTGGTAATATTGATGGCACTATTATTGGTGCTAGTTCTGCTGCTGCTATTACAGGTACAACAATTACTGGTACATCTCTTGTAGGTCCAGTAACAGGTGATGTTACAGGCAATGCAGACACCGCTACTGCACTAGAAACAGCAAGAACTATAGGTGGTGTATCCTTCAACGGTACAGCTAACATCAATCTTCCCGGTGTAAATGCTTCAGGTAATCAAGACACTTCAGGTAATGCTGCTACGGCTACAGCCTTAGAAACTGCTCGTACTATTGGTGGAGTTAGCTTTAATGGCACATCCAATATTAATCTTGCAGGTGTAAACACTGCAGGTAATCAAGATACGTCAGGTAATGCGGCTAGTGCAACTGTACTAGAGACAGCAAGAACCATTGCAGGTAACTCTTTCAATGGCTCTGCTAATATTACTATTGCCGCTACAGATCTATCCGACACAGATCAGAGTTTAGCTACAGGTGATAACGTACAGTTTGCTCAAGTAACTACTACAGGCAATGCTATTGTCGGTGGTGACTTAACTGTAAACGGTACTACAACTACAATTAACTCTAGCAACATGACTGTAGACGATCAGCTTATTGAGTTAGGTAATGGACGTTCAGGTTCTGCTTCAGGTGATGCTGGTATTGTTATTGAACGTGGCAGTGATGCTAATGCTTTCATTGGCTTTGACGAAAGTGCAGATAAGTTTACTGTAGGTACTGGTACATTTACGGGTGCATCTACAGGTGATCTTACAATTACTACAGGCACACTTGTAGCCAATATTGAAGGTAATGTCACAGGTGCTGTTACAGGTAATGCTGATACAGCTACGGCCCTAGCAACCGCACGTACAATTGCTGGTCAATCTTTTGACGGTACGGCTAATATTACTATTGCTCCTACAGACCTTACGGGTGTAAATACTACCGCTACTGAACTAAACATTATGGATGGCGATACGTCAGCTACATCTACTACTCTTGCAGATGCAGACAGAGTTGTAGTTAATGATGCTGGCACCATGAAACAGGTAGCACTGACTGACTTTGAAACATACATGGAGACATCTTTAGATACTCTAAGTAATGTGACAACAGTAGGTGCTCTTAACAGTGGTAGCATTACAAGTGGCTTTGGTGCCATTGATGTTGGATCAAGTGCTATTACTACCACAGGCACAATTAACTTTGGCTCATTAGCTGATGGTTCAATTACTGCAACAGGTTTTGTAGATGAAGATAACATGTCATCTAACAGTGCTACACTTATTCCAACACAACAGTCGGTAAAAGCCTATGTAGATACTGTAGCTGGTACATCTAACAACGTAACAGGTCTTACTGCTACAGGTGCAGAGCTAAACACAGTAGCTGACTTTTCTGCTGTAAGTGTAGACACAAGTACTGCAATAGCTAGTAATGATGCCTTATTAGTATTTGACAATGGTAACGAAATAGGTTATCGTGATGTAGACTTACTTGATACATACTTCTCAGGTACAACTAAAACACTCACTAATAAAACTCTAACAAGTCCAGTAGTAACTGGTATGCACCTTAATGATTCAGGGTTTACTGTAGAAGGTTCTGGTGCAGACGGTAACGAAACTACTGTAGCCTTTACAAACCCAACTGCAGATCACACTATTACATTCCCTAATGCTACAGGTAATGTAGCTGTATTTACTGCTGCTCCTGCTGCTGCAATTGCTGACGGTTCTAACGGGCAAGTACTTACAACAAATGGCTCTGGGGTGTTGAGCTTTTCAGACATGGCATCTGGTGCTGATCTTTATGCTGCTAATCCTTCAAGCGCCACTGACCCTGTAGCAAGTGGTGCTAATGCTGTAGCTGTTGGACATGCTGCTGTAGCGTCAGGAACTAAAGATATGGCCTTTGGAGCAGCAACAGATGCAACAGGTGGCTTTTCTGTTGCACTAGGCAATAACGCTCAAGCCACAGGAAGTAGCTCTGTAGCTATAGGCTCTTCAAGAGCGACTGCAAGTGACGCTGTTGCTATAGGTATCGGTGGTAATAGTGCTAATGGTGCTACTGGTTCTACTAGTGTTGCGATAGGAAATGGCGCACGTTCAGAAGGTACTAGGTCTGTTGCTTTTACAAAGGCGTATGCTTCTGGTCAAGATAGTTTTGCAGTTGGTAATATGACTTCTAGCTCTAATTATGGAGCACAGGGTACAAATAGTATTGCTATGGGGTATCAAGCAAAAGCTGCTGGTACTTCTTCTGTTGCGATTGGTTATCAAGCTCAAACAACTACGGCAAATGAAATCGTTTTAGGTGGCACTACTAACCAAGTTAAAATCTCTAGTGCTTACACCCTACCAACATCCGACGGAAGTGCTAATCAGGTGCTTACTACAAACGGCTCTGGTGCTGTTACGTTTGCAGATGCTGGGGGTGGTGCAGATCTTTATGCTGCTAATGAAAGCTCTCCTGCCGCACAACCAAGTGCTACTGGTGCAAATGCTATAGCTTTGGGCGACAGCGCTGTTGCTAGTGGCAGTAAATCAATTGCATTAGGGTATAAAGCAACAGCCACAGCAAATTTTGCTACTGCGTTTGCAGAAAGTCGTGCTGCAGGGGAATATAGTTTTGCAGCAAGTATTGCTAATGATTCAACTACTTATGGTGCAAGCGGTGCATACTCTATAAGCATAGGTTATCAATCAAGAGCAAAAGCGAATCAATCAGTAGCTTTGGGTTCTAGTGCTTATGTCGATAGCGACAGTAATCGAGGTCTTGCTTTAGGTGAAAATGCCTATGTCCAGCAGTGTGACTATGGTACGGCTATCGGTGCGGCTTCTAGAGTACATGGTGGAAACAGCGCAACTGAAGCAATAGCTATTGGAAGTAGTTACGCTTCAGGAACGAGTTCGTTTGCATCAGCTATAACAAACAACACTTCTAGCTACGGCGCAACTGGTGCTAATAGTATTGCGATTGGAGCAACTCCAACAGCAAC